GTTCCGATGCCTGAGGTTAACAGCTCACCGCGAAAGTTAACAGCCCCACGGGGCCTTTTTGAAACCGTCTCTAAGCACATCGGTATTTTGGACGTGACATCACGTGTCAAAGGAAAAGAAAGCTTAGAGAGAAAGATCGCGACGAAAGGTGTTGGTCGTTACAAGTCTCTTGACGACATTACTGACGTTTGTGGAGTGCGTGTAATTACCTATTTCGAGGGTGACGTCTCCCGTGTGGCTGATGTGGTTCGTGCCGAGTTCGATATTGATGAGAAGAACTCGACAGACAAATATCATGCGAGCGATCCTGATCGCTTCGGCTATCGGTCTGTACACTTTGTCGCAAGACACGGAGCAAGCAGGCGATCGTTGTCAGAGTACCGTCGATACGACTCATGCAAGGTTGAGATTCAGATTCGGTCGATCCTTCAGCATGCATGGGCGGAAATCGAACATGACTTGGGGTACAAGGCATCGGAGGACGTGCCCGCGCCCGTGAGGAGGCGCTTCTCTCGGCTGTCAGGGTTACTTGAGCTTGCCGACGAAGAGTTTATGACCATTCGGAAGGAGCTTGATGCGTACGAGCGGAGCCTGAATCGCCGATTGTCACGCAATGCGAATAATGTCGAGCTTGATGGGACATCATATTTCACGTTCGTCAACAGAGACGAAGTAGTTAAGCGGATCGATGAGGCAATCGTCAGGCCTGCAGGAGGGAAATTGATCCGGTCGCCGAGACTTCGGTCGGACAGGCGTGTTTCGCAACTGTTGTTTGTGGGAATCGGTCGGATTGACCAGTTGAAGAAGTTGTTGGAGGAGTATGAGGAACAGATCGTCAAGTTTGCACATCTATTTTTGACGCGAGGTGAGAAGAATCTCCATGATGCTACGTGGCCGCCTGAGGGGGTATGGCGCGGAATTTCAACGTTCTACTTGGTCTATTTCCTGTTGACGGTGGGTGGCCGTGAGGCTCTACGTACAGAGTACGTTAGAAAATTCTTTGACAGCAATCCTGATCTTGAAGCCGAATTGCAAAGAACGGCAGCGGAGTTTGCGAGAGTCACGGGCAAGTAGCGTGCGGTAGATTATTTGACGATTGATCAAAGCCCTGAGCGCGCAAGCCCTCAGGGCTTTTGCATTGGGGCGCTGAAATGCGAATCGAGTCGACGAGCGCCAGACCGAGCGAGGTCTGGTCGACGTGGGGTGAGGATCGAAGCATGGGGCGCGTTACCGCGCGGTGCTTCGTGTTTGACGACGCGGTGGACCGTGTCGTGTGGGCGATGGACCGAGTAGGCGACGGCGCGACCGCCGATGTCGCGATCGGCGCGGGCATGCCAATTTTTTGAGCAGGCGGGGACCCTCTGGGCATCGCCACACGCGGGGGCTCGCACCCGCGTTTTTTCTCTACTGGCGAGTCTCCATAGGGGGTCATATTCATGCCGACTCAGCAGCAGATCGCTGACCATCTCGACCTTGACCAGTCGGCCGTTTCGCGGTTCGTCGACAAGGTCCGGCTCGATTACCGCGCGGTGTCGATCGACGAGATCCGCGTCGCTTACATCCGGCACCTGCGCGAAGTTGCGGCCGGTCGCTCCAGCGAGACCGGGATCGATCTCGTCGCCGAGCGAGCGATGACGGAGCGCGTCGATCGCGAGATCAAGCTGCTGACGCTGGCAGAGAAGAAGGGGCAGCTCGTCAATGCGGCGCAGCTCGAACAGGCGTACGGCCTGATGGTCGGCGCATTTCAAACGGAGCTGCTGTCGCTGTCCGACAAGCTGGTGCAGGAGCTGCGCACGCTATACGGCGTCGAGGTGGACGTCGAATGGTTGAACGAGCACATATATGGATGCCTTGAGCAGCTTTCTGAATACGACCCAGACAGTCCACGCGGTGATTCGCCGGATCGCGAAGATGCTGCGGCCGCCGGAGCGGATTGGGACGACGGATTGGGCGCGCAAACATCGCAGGTTGAGCGCGAAGGGATCGGCCAGTCCCGGCCGGTATAACCCGAACATCACGCCGTGGGTATTCGGCATGCACGAAGCGCTGGACGATCCGACCGTGCAGAAGGTCGTGTGCATGAAGTCGGCGCAGGTCGCGTGGACCGATGGCGTGCTGCTGAACTATATCGGCAAGCGAATCGACGTTGACCCGTGCCCGATGATCGTCATGTTCCCGAAAGAGAAGACGGCGAAGAAGTTCAACCTGGAGAAGTTCGAGCCGATGGTCGAGGTGACGCCTCGCCTGTCGGCGAGATTGCCGGTTCACGCGGCCCGCGACAAGAACAACCTGTGGGATCACAAGACGTTCGCGCGCGGCTTCCTGAAGTTCATCACGTCGAACGCGCCAGACGAAGTGAAGTCGACACCGGCCCCGGTCGTTGCGGTCGAGGAGCCGGACGACGCGAACACGAACGTGCGCGAGCAGGGCGATTCAATCACGCTGCTGGAGGAACGGAACAAGAGCTATTCGGCCCGGCGACGCAAGATGATTTTGGGCGGCACGCCGACCATCGACGGCCTGTCGCGCATCCAGCAGGCTTACGCGGCGTCGGATCAGCGCGTGTATCTGGTGCCGTGCCCTGATTGCGACGAGGAGCATGAGCTGGCGTGGGAAAACGTCACGTGGAGCGAGGGCGCCGAAGTTGTGCATGAGGTCTACGGCCGCGCACAACCGGAGACGGCTCGGTACACCTGCCCGCATTGCGGCTCGTTGTGGGACGACGCGACGCGTATTCGCGCTGTCCGACGTGGGCGATGGGTTGCGACGGCACCGTTTCACGGCGTTGCCGGCTTCCGCATCAACGAGCTGGTGTCGCCGTTTCCCGGCTCGAACATGGCCGAGCTGGTCAAGAAGTGGCTGACGGCTGACAAGGCGCTGCGCGAGGGCGACGATACGAAGATGCGTTCGTTCGTGAACAACTCGCAGGGCCGGGCGTACAAGTACAAGACCGATCTGCCCGAGCTGGACGTGCTCGCGCAACGTGCGCTGCCATATGCGGAGCTGACGGTGCCGCTCGGCGGTCTGGTGTTGACGCTCGGCGTCGACGTGCAACACGACCGGCTCGCCATCGTCCTGCGTGCATGGGGACGCGGCGAGGAAAGCTGGCTCATCGCGTGGGGCGAGATCTACGGCAACGTGACGGAGCAGCAGCAAGACCCGATGACAGGCGGGGTATGGGGCGCGTTGACGATGCTGCTGTCGCACGCATACCGGCATGAGAACAGCTGGTTGCTGCGTGTACGTGCAACGTCGATCGACTCGTCGGACGGTGCAACGTCGGATGCGGTTTACAAGTATGTGCGTGCGGCGCAGCACGCGGGTTACAACGTCATGGCAGTCAAGGGCAGCAGCAACGTCGACGCGGAGATCTTCAGCGTGCCGAAGGCGTCGATCGACTCGACGCGCAACAACAGCAAGGCCGCGAAGTACGGGCTGCGGCCGTACATGGTCGGCGTGAGCCGCGCGAAGGATCTCATCCTCGAAAACCGGCTGAAGCTCGAAGGCGACGGGCCGGGCCGCATGCACTGGTATAGCGGGGTCCGTAGCGACTACCTCTCGCAGCTCACGGCGGAGGTCAAGGTGCCGGGGCCGCGTGGCGGTAAGCGCGTGTGGAAGAAGATCAGCCCGCGCAACGAGGCGCTGGACTGCGAGGGGTACGCGCTGCACGCGGCCCGCAGCGTGAAGGTCCACCTGATGACCGAGGCGCACTGGCAGGTCGAGCAGCATCGAGCATCGCAGGTCACTCTGTTCGATGCGGTTCCGGTGCTGGAGGCGTTGCCGGCGGCACTGCCGGCCGAAGTGCCGCCGGATCCGCCGGACGAGCCCGAGATTATCGAGACGCCGCGGCCGTTGCCGCAGGTAACAAAACCCACCGAAACCCCGCCCCCGAGCGGGGTTTCGCGCATTCAGGGGCGTCGTGTTGGTCGCTCGACGTACCTGAAGCGGCGCTAAACGAGGGAATGGCATGGCATACACAAAACAGGATCTGCAGAACATCCAGTCTGCAATCGCGAAGGGCGAGCTGGAAGTCCAGTATGCCGACCGGCGCGTGAAATATCGCTCGATCGGCGAGCTGCGCGAGGCACGCACCGAGATCATTCGCGACCTGAACGGCGCGGCCGGGCGTTCGTCGATCGTCCGGATTCGCCACGCCGGCAAGGGGGTGCGATGAAGCGCGGCTTTCCGTCACTCGCGCGGCGCGGATTCGTGGTGCCGACGCGGCTGAAGGCGGCGGCGTATGAGTCGGCGAGCACGACGGGCGCACGGGCGAAGTCGTGGCGTGCGTCGAGCGCGGGACCGAACGCGGCGGCGGCGCAAAACCTGCCGCTGCTGCGCTCGCGTGCTCGCGACGCGATCCGCAACGATCCGTGGGCGAAAACGGCGATCGCACGGCTCGTATCGAACACGATCGGGAATGGCATCCAAGCGCACCCGCAGCATCCGAACGACGCAGTCCGCAAGATGCAAAAGCAACTTTGGGAGGATAGCTGCGAGGAGATCGACGCGGACGATGTGTTCGACATGGCGGGCGTGCAGACGCTTGCCGCGCGGGCGTTCTTCAGTGACGGCGAGGTACTGGTTCGTCGCCAGTTCCGCAGTCCGAGCGAAGGTCTGGCGGTTCCCATGCAGATCCGGCTTCTCGAAGGTGATCTGCTGCCTATGGAGAAGAACGAGGTGGTGCCGGGCGGGGGCGAGATCGTCAACGGCGTCGAGTTCAATGCGGACGGTCGACGTGTTGCGTATCACCTGCTGCAGCGTCACCCCGGCGAGTACGGGCGCGCATCGACGGGCAACATGCAGACCGTACGCGTGCCTGCCGACGAAATCGCTCACGTTTTCCTCGCGCTTCGGCCCGGCCAGGTGCGCGGCGTCCCGGAGCTGTCGACCGTGTTGCTTCGGCTCAAGTCGTTGGACAACTTCGACGACGCAGTGCTGTTCAGGCAGGAGGTCAGCAACCTCTTTGCGGGGTTTATCACGAAGCCGCCGAGCGAGCCGGGCTTACCGGGGGATCCCGTCACGGGCGGGGAAATGCAGTACGACGTCGACGGGTTCTCGCCGGTCGTTTCGCTCGAACCGGGAAGCATGCAGGAACTGGCACCGGGCGAGGACGTCAAGTTCGCCGAGCCGCCGGGCGCGGGTACGGACTACGGGCCGTTCATGCGTCAGCAACTGATGGCGGCTGCGGCTTCGGTCGGCATGCCGTACGAAGTCATGACGGGCGATCTGCGCGACGTGAGCGATCGCGTGCTGCGGGTGATCCTGAACGAGTTCCGGCGGTCGATCGAGCAGATCCAGTGGAACGTGTTCATTCACCAGTTTTGCCGGAAGGTATGGCGCTGGTGGGTCGATGCTTGCGCGCTGTCGGGAGCGATGCCGATGGGGGACTACTACCGACGTCGTCGTGAGTATCTGCGGGTGCGGTGGGTGCCGCAGGGCTGGCCGTATATCCACCCGGTGCAGGACGTCACGGCGAAGCGGATGGAGATCCGCTCCGGACTCGCGAGCCGGACAGGTGCCGTGCTGTCGCGCGGCGACGATCCGGAGCAGGTCGACAGCGAGAACGCGGCCGACCTTGCGCGCGAGCGCCGGCTCGGCATTCGGTATGACACGCTCGAACCGTTCGACGGTGTGGGCGATCTTTCAAATGGGGAGGGCGAATGAAAGGGAAGAAGCGCTGGTGGGACATCCGCGCGCAGGCGAACGGGGCCGGCGAGCAGGTTGCCGAGATCCGGATCTACGGCGACATCGGCTTTTGGGGCACGGACGGGGAACTGTTCGCATCGACGCTCGATGAGGTCGCCGCGACGGCGACATCGATCGTCGTTGCCGTCAATTCGATGGGTGGCGACGTGTTCGATGCATTCACGATCTACAACGCGTTGCGCCGGCATGCCGGCAAGGTGACTGGCCGCGTCGATGGCGTTGCAGCGTCGGCTGCGTCGCTGATTTTGATGGCGTGCGACGAAATCGTGATGCCGTCGAATGCGATGCTGATGATCCACAACCCGCATACGGTCGCGGCCGGTGAGTCGACTGATCTGCGCAAGCTCGCAGACCTGCTCGACAGCACGTCGGACAACATGCTCGCAGCTTATGTGGAGCGCAGCGGTCGATCGCACGACGAGGTCCGGGCCATCATGGACGCAGAGACCTGGCTAACCGCACCTCAGGCGCAGGTGCAAGGATTCTGCGACACGATCGCCGAGCCGATCCGTATCGCCGCGTACGCGGGCGCGGCGCGACACGTCGCGCGTTTCTCGGCCGTGCCGGATCCGATCCGCGCGATGCTCGCCGACGACGTCGAGCCGCCGCCCGTTCCCGCACCGCAGCCGCAGGCCGCACCGCAGGCCGCGCCGGATGTTGCTGCGCTGGCGTCGCACGTGTATGCGGCGTGCCGTGACGCGAAGATCGAGCACTGCGCGGAAGGCATTGTGCTGGCGACGGGGCTGCGTGACCGCGCGACTGTCGACGCCGCGATCCGAAGCGCACAGGACATTGCCGGCATTTGTCTGGCCGCGAGCCTGACCGAGCTGACGGCCGGCTTTGTCGCGGATGGTCTGACGCCCGATCAGGTTCGTGCGCGGCTGTTCGAGCGCGTAACGGCGTCGCAGAAGCCGATCAACCATCGCTCTGTCCCGGCCGCGCAGCAAGACGCGCCCGTGGTCGCGAATGCGCCGCGCGCGGCGTCCATCTACGCGGCTCGCAAGAGCGGCAAGTAACTTTGACGTAACCCGAGGAGGGAAAACTCATGTCGAACGTGAAGCAACAAGGTGTGTTGATGGCCGAATTTCTGGTGTCGGAGGGCGAAGGGCAGATTTCGCGCGATCGCATCGTCGTCAAAGCCGGGGCGGCGCTGCCGGCCGGGCAGGTTCTCGGCCTGACGAGCACCGGCGAGTACGCGCCGTACGACAACGCGGCTAACGACGGTTCCGAGGTCGCCGCCGGGGTGCTCTATGCGGCGCTGCCGGCGTCGGACGCGCCGCGTCCGGCAACCGGCATCGTGCGGCTCGCCGAGGTGGCCGGTGCGCTCTTGACGGGGCTCGACGTTACCGGCCGCGGTGATCTCGCCGAGCGCCACGTGATCGTCCGCTGACCGGAGCCAGCGCGATTCAAGGCCACGCAGCACGCGTGGCCTTTTTTGTATCCATTTCATGTTGGAGGTTGTATGGCGGACATCGCCCTGTTTCAAGACGACGCGTTCTCGCTGTCGTCCCTCAGTGCTGCGATCAACGAGCAGCCGTATGTGCCGGGCCGCATCGGCACGCTCGGCCTGTTCGAAGAGGACGGAATCACGACGACGACGGTGCAGATCGAGCGCGACGGCGACACGCTGTCGCTCGTCGCGGCAGGCCAGCGTGGTGCACCGGCCGCCGTTGTCGCGGGCAGCAAGCGCAGCATGATCCCGTTCAATACGGTGCACCTGCCGCAGCGCGCAGTGATCATGGCCGACGAAATCGCGAACCTGCGTGCCTTCGGTTCCGAAACGGAGCTGGAAGCGATGCAGACGGTCGTGAATCGCCGGCTCGCGAAGATGCGCCGACAACTCGATGCGACGCACGAGTTCCACCGCATCGGCGCAATCAAGGGCGCGGTGCTCGATGCGGACGGAAAGACGGTTCTGATCGACCTGCTGAAATACTTCGGCATCGAGCAAACCGTGATTCCGTTCGAGCTGTCGACCGCGACGACCGAGATTCGCCAGAAGTGCGTCGAGGTGCAGGACGCGATCGAAGATGCGCTCGGCGCGATGACATACACGGGCGTGCGCGTGCTGTGCGGGCGCGAGTTCTGGAACAAGCTGATCGTCGCGAAGTCGGTGAAGGAAACGTATCTCGCGTCGGTGATGGCCGCGCAGCTGCGCGGCGACGCGCGCGACGCGTTCGACTTCGGCGGCTGCACGTTCGAACGGTATCGCGGGCGCGTCGGTGACGTCGGGTATGTGGCGGACGACGAAGCGCACGCCGTGCCGGAGGGCGTGGCCGAGCTGTTCATCACTCGCTTTGCGCCGGCAGACTACGTCGAAGCGGTCAACACGACGGGCCTGCCGTACTACGCGAAGCAAGAGCTGATGGACTTCGGCAAGGGCGTCGAGATCGAGGCGCAATCGAACCCGATCCATCTGTGCACGCGCCCGAAGGCACTCATCAAGCTGAAGGCGTGACGTGGCGTTCCGGGATCTGATCTCGGACGTCGACGCAGCGGTGCTACGCGACCTGGGAGACGCGGATATCACGATCGACGGCCGATCCGTCGAAGGGATGTTCGCGTCGCCCTGGCTCGGGCCGGATCTCGGCGGCCAGCGCACACAGCTCGTCGCGCCGGTGTTCCATCTGCGCGACCGCGACGCTGCTGCAGTTCGGCAGGGCAGCATCCTGGTCGCGAATGGCGAGCGCTACCGCGTGCTCGAGGCGCATCCGGACGGCACCGGCTGGACCGTCCTCATTCTCCAGTAGGCGATATGGACGATCTGAAGATCGAAATCGACATCAAAGAGGCGACAGCAGTGTTGCAAGGCTTGTCGCCGTCTGCGATGCAGGCAGCGTGGCGACGGACGTTGCGCAAGACGGCGGGGTGGATCAAGAGCCAGACGGCGAAAGAGGTCGGGGCCGCGACGAAGATCCCGCAGAAGGTCATCCGTCGCCGCCTCTACTTCTTTCTTCGCTCGGCTGACACCGGCAAGGTGTGGCTCGGCCTGAACCCGATCGAGGCGCATCGCCTTGGCAATGCGACGAGGACGCGCAAGGGCATGCGGGTCGGCCGCCAGTCGTTCGAGGGCGCGTGGCGACAATCGAAGCGAAAGCCCGACGGACCGATCTACGAGCGTGTCGGCAAGGAACGGATGCCTTACCGGATGGTGACGGTGGCATGGCAACAATCAGGCGATCCAGCGTTTCGACGTGCAGCCAAGGCTTGCGAGGCTCGGCTGATGGTGATTCTCCGTCAGGAAGTGAACTACGAACTGCAGAAGGTGATGCGCCATGCTTGAGAACCTGAAAGCGCTACATGAAGCGATTGAGGGCGACATGCGTGTGAAGCTGCCGACGATCAAGCGCATCGAGGCATACCCGCGTCTCGGTCAGAAAATCGAAACACCATTGATCGCGATCGAGCTGAACGAGTTCGAGCCCGGTCACGACGATGGCACGGGCGACGTGGCGCTGATCGCGCGCATGCAGGCCCGTGTCGTGTTCGATCCGATCGACGACGGGGCCGAGCTGGCCGTGCGCGAGGTTGCCGCACGTGTCGCGATGGTGGTGCATGGGAACACGTGGGAGCTGCCGATCACGCCGGGCAAGGTCGTACAGGTAGCGGAGGATCCATTCCGGCCGCAGCTCGATACGTACTGCGTCTGGCTCGTCGAATGGACGCACGAATTCGGCATCGGCATGGAGCTGGACGAGATCCCGGACGGTCGATCGGTCGTGTGGGGCGTTGATCCGGGCACCGGCCTTGGCAATGAAGGGCAGTATTGGAATCCGGCGGACGCGGGAGGCGGCGAACCATGAGCGACTACGAGCTGGGCGAGATCGATCGCCGCATGGCGTGCATGGTGCAGCACGGGACTGTCGAGACCGTCTCCTATCAGCCGCCGCAGTGTCGCGTGCGAATCGGCGATTGGGTCAGCGACTGGATGCCGTGGAAGACCGCCGCAGCGGGCGTGGTTCGCTTCTGGCGTCCGCCGTCTGTTGGCGAGCAGGCGTCGATGTTCGCGCCGTCCGGCGATCTGGCGGGCGCGTATGCGGCTCCGGGGTATTACTCGGATCAGCATGGTGGCTCGGCGCGGTCCAATCCGAACGAGACCGCGTGGGACTACCCGGATGGGGCATCGGAAGTCTATGACCACGAGAAGCACGAGTACCGCGTCGACGTGCCGGCAGGCGGGCGCATCGTGTTCCGCATCGGCGCAACGGAGCTGGAACTGCGCGCCGATGGCGTGACGTTGCGCACACAGCAACTGCTTGGCGAAGTGCCCGATTCGACGTTCACGGGCAACACGACGACCGAGAAGCTGTTGACGTTCAACGGCGGGATGCAGGGCAAGGGCGGCGGTGACGGTGGTCCTGCCGTCCAGGTTGAGGGCGGAGCGCGTTACACGGACGACGTCGAGATTGGCGGTAAGTCGTTCCTCAAGCATTCGCACATGGAAGAGGGTGACGGTGCGCCGGTGTCGCCGCCGCTGTAACGCACACATTCGCAAAGTTGCTTTGCCCCGCTTCGGCGGGGTTTTGTTTTTGAGGGAGTCACCATGGCAAAAGACATTCCGCAGGCTGTTACTCGGGCCGCTCCGTCCGTCGCGCGGTTTCTCGATACGCGGTTCCGTAGTCGCGTGATCGTGTTCCCGAGCGGCGATGTCGTGCACGTTCTTTCGGGCGAAGCGATCGCAAGGACGGAAGCACAGATCGAATACCTCGACGCGCATCCGGACTTCAAGCGGCTTGAGGAGCGCGGATGAGTCGGCCCGGTGCGCTCGTCGGCATGGACCGATGGACGGGTGCGCCGATCAGCGGCGTCGCGCACCTGAAGCAGAGTCTCGGCGACATCCTCAGCACGCGCAAGGGTACTCGCCGAGAGCTGCCTGACTACGGTTCGGACATCCCGTTGATGGTCGACCTTCCGATCACGCGCGGATGGATATCAGCGGCGCAGGCCGAAGCCGCGCGCGCGATCGGCCGATGGGAGCCGCGAATCAAGCTCGCTCAGGTCAAGGTGTTGTCGGTCATCGACGGCAAACCAACGTTCGCGATTCGTGGCGAGTACGACGGCACGGCCGTCGAAATCGAGGTGCCAACATGACGATTATCGATCTCGCTTCGCTGGACCCACCTGATCTTGTCGAGGTGCTCGACTTCGAGGCGGCGTTCCAGATGAAACTGGAGTATTTCAAATCGATCTATCCCGATTGGACGGCGGCGCTGAAGTCGGATCCAGTCGTCAAGCTGATTGAGCTGGCAGCGTATGACGAGATCCGCGCAGCAGCGCGTCTCAACGACGCTGCCCGCGCGGGCATGCTCGCTTTCTCGACGGGCGCTGATCTGGAGCATCTAGCCGTGCTGCTGGATACGGAGCGCGCAATCGTTGAGCCCGGCGATCCGGAGGCGAATCCTCCAGTCGAGCGGCGCATGGAATCGGACGATCGGCTGAAGTTGCGCACGCAAATGTCGATGGAGCGCGCGACCGTCGCCGGGCCATTCGCGGCGTACCGCGCGTTTGCGATGGATGCGTCGGCAGACGTCCTCGATGTCGCGGTCGATCGCCCTGAAGCCGGCACCGTGCGGCTCACGATCATGTCCGCACGTGGTGACGGTGTACCGGATCAGGCATTGCTCGATCTGGTCCGCGCGAAGGTTTCGCCCGAGACGGTTCGCCCGCTGAACGACACGGTTCTGGTCGAGCCGGCGATCAAGATCGAGTACGCGATCGATGGGGTGATCTACGTCGGCAGCGGACCGGATCCGAACATTGTGCTCGACGCGCGACGTAAGGTGCTTGACGGCGTGATAGCTAAGTCACGACGCCTTCGTGCCGGCATGCCGCGAACCGCGATTGAAGGGGCGCTGCATGCGCCAGACAGCGGCGTCACGCGCATTGAATTGCCCTCACCGGTCACCGACGTCGTATGTGGTGCGCGCGAATTTGCGCATTGCACGAGCATCAATCTGCAGGTGAAGACCGATGACGCGTGAGCCGCTCCTACCATCCAACCAAACGGCACTGGAAGCGGCACTCGCTCGCGTGCTGCGCCCAAGTGTCGATCCCGAGATTTTGCGCACGTTGTGGGACGCGGATCGTTGTCCGACAGCATGGTTGCCGTGGCTCGCATGGGCGCTCGCGGTCGATGGTTGGGAACTCGCGGAATCAGAAGACGCGCGGCGGGCGCTGGTGAAGGGATCGATGACGCTGCACAAGAAAAAGGGAACGCCGTGGGCCGTGCGCGAGATTATCCGGCGGCTCGGATTCGGCGAGGTAACGATTATCGAGGGGCGCAGCGGTCGTCGTCGCGACGGCTCGTTTGTTCGTAATGGCGACCAGTTGCACGGCAGGGCGACTGCTTGGGCCGAGTACATCGTGAAACTTGGTGTTCCGATTACCCGTGATCAAGCGGACAAGATATGGCGGGCAATCGAGCGTTATGCACCTGCACGCAGCCAGCTTGCCGCGCTCGACTATGCGGCGGTTCCGATCCGACACAACGGCGTTGCGCGGCGGGACGGGCAATACACGAGAGGGAGTATCACAACATGACCAACTTGGTTGAAACGGATCGATGGGAGGATGGGGTCTACCAGCTCGAAACATCGGATCCCGTCGTTGGCGGGCCGGAGGGAATCGACAACCTGCAGGCGAAGCAACTCGCGAATCGCACGCGCTTCCTGAAGCGCGCGGTCGAGGCTGGTCAAAGTAACTTTGACCAGCACGTTGCGGCAGTCGATCCGCATCCGCAGTACGCGACGCATGCAGACCTTGCAGAGAAGGTCGCCGCGCTTGTTGCGCAGTCGCCCGAAGCACTCGACACACTGAGCGAGCTTGCGAAGGCGCTCGGCAACGACCCGAACTTCGCGACGACGATCACGAACCAATTGGCGTTGAAAGCGGCGATTGATTCGCCAGCATTTACGGGTGCGCCGAAGGGCACCACTGCGCCGCAGTTCGACAGCAGCACAAGGCTCACTACCAACGAATTTCTGCAGCGTGCGCTCGGAAGTGCATCAAGCATGAAGATCATTGGTGCCGCAGTAGTAATGGGCGCGTCTTATGCCGGTGCCGATGTTGTTCTGTACGGTAACTCGGCATCATTCACGCAAGTTCTACCAGCCGTGAGCAGCTATCCGGCCGGCGTCGGGATGCGGATCTATAACGCGTCAGCGTTCGCGGTCACGATCCAGGCTCTCGGAAACGACAGGTTCTCGGCGGCAGGTGGCACGATCGCATCGATCGTTGTCGGACCCGGAGATAGTCTTTACGTATCTTCGACGGGGGCGATCAATTGGGAGCTGATCGGCGGCTCTGCTGCGATGCAATGGAGCTTTGCTTTCGATGCCACGCTCGATGTGAGCGGAAGCCAGCGGCTCCCGAGCGGTCTGATCGAAAAGTGGGGAGCAGCTAAAACAGACGTTAACGGCGAAATCACGATTGTGTTCCCGAAGCGCTTTCCGAATGCGGCGTTCAGTGCAGTGGCAAACCACGCGGGTGGTGGCGCTGCGATGGTCATTCTTCTGAATGGGTCACTCACGCAGGACGGCGTACGTTTCAAGGTGTTCAACGACAACGGCATGACGCAGGCGGATTGGGTCGTTTATTGGCGCGTTTTGGGGAAATGATGATGGTGCGAATCTATGCAGGGTATGACGCGCAGCGTCGAATCCAATCCTTTTTCGACGACGAATCGCGCCCGGAAGGCATGAGCTTTGTCGAGATTACGCCGGAGCAACACCGCATGCTCGTCGCGGGAATGTCTGCCGGTAAGACGATGGCTGTCGACGATACGCAGCAGCCCATTCTGATCGATCCGCCGCAACAAACCCGTGAGCAACTGGCCGCCGCGATGCGAGCCGCCCGTGACGCTGCGTTACGGGCGACGGATTGGCTCGTGTCTCGACATCAAGACGAGAAGGTGCTCGGGGACGGGACGACGCTGACCGCCGACGAGTTTGCATTGCTCCTCAAATATCGGCAGTCGCTGCGCGAGTGCAGCGATATGCCGGGCTGGCCCAACGTGGCGCTGCCTACGCCGCCGACGTTTGCGACGTAGGTGCTCCGTGATCGTGTAAACAAGGGACCACGTCCCAGCGCTATCAGGCCGCTCATCGAGCGGCCTTTTTATTTGTAGCTTTCTCGGAGATCTGAATGGCTGCTACCTCTTTCTATCACGGCGTCACGACCGTGCTCGTCGACACCGGCCCGCGTACGATCGCCGTGCCGTCGACGTCGGTCGTTGGTATCGCCGACACCTACACGCCGGGTCCGGACCTTGTCGCGCCCAACGTGCCCGTGCGCATCACGAGCGAATACGACGCGGTCGCTGCGTTTGGCGAGGCGAGCGCGATCACGCGCGCGATTCAAGGCATCTACAAGCAGAGCAAGACGGTCATGGTCGCGGTAGGTATCGCGGCTGACCAGACCGACGCCGAGCTGACGTCCGCGATCATCGGTGGCGTGTCCGCTGGTGGTGTGCGCACCGGCATGCAGGCGCTGCTTGACGGCAAATCGCTGTTCGACCTGAAGCCGCGGCTGCTGATCGCGCCGGGCCACACGGCCAAGCAACCGGTCGCGACGGCGGCCGACGAACTGGCCGCGAAGCTGCGCGCAATCGCGATCCTCGACGGCCCGAACAAGACCGATGAAGACGCGATCGCGTACGCGAAGAACTTCGGCAGCAAGCGGCTGTATCTCGTCGATCCCGGCGTGCGCTATTGGGACACGGCGAAGAACGCGGACGTCGACGCCCCGGCATCTGCGTATGCTGCGGGTCTGTTCTGTCAGACCGACGCGGCGATCGGCTTCTGGGCGTCGCCATCGAACAAGGAAATCGTCGGGATCAGTGGCACGAAGCGGCCGATCGAATTCCTCGACGGCGACGAGACCTGCCGCGCGAACCTGCTCAATAACTCGTTCATCACGACGATCATCCGCGACGGTGGGTATCGCCTGTGGGGCAACCGCACGTTGTCGGCGGATCCGAAGTGGTCGTTCGTGACGCGGGTGCGCACGCTCGACATCGTGATGGACGCGGTGCAGGCCGGCCATAAGTGGGCGGTCGATCGAGGTATCACGTCGACGTACGTAAAGGACGTCACCGAAGGGCTGCGAGCGTTCATGCGCGATCTGCGTATGCAGGGCGCGGTAATCAACTTCGAGGTGTACCCGGATCCGAAGCTCAATTCGGCGTCGCAGCTCGAACAGGGCAAGGTGTACTGGAACATCCGCTTCACGGATGTCCCGCCCGCAGAAAACCCGATCTTCCGCTTCGAGGTCACGAACGAGTGGCTGACGGAAGTTCTCGACACGCAATCGTAAGAGGTCACGCATGGTCCCGGAAACTCTGAACAACATGGCGCTGTACGTCGACGGGCGCGGCTTCGCCGGTCGCGCACCCGAACTGAGCCCGCCGAAGCTGAAGATCAAGACGGAGGACTACCGCGCAGGCGGCATGGACGCACCCATCAAGATCGACCAGGGCATGGAAGGCCTGCAGGCCGCGTTCTCGATGGGCAGCGTCGAGCGCGACGTGCTGAAATTCTTCGGGCTGGCCGACAACAACGCATTCAACGCGACGTTTCGCGGCGCATTCCGCGACACGCGCGGCAAGGTGAAGTCCGTCGCGCTCATCATGCGCGGCATGCTGTCCGAATACGATCCCGGTAGCTGGAAGCCGGGTTCCACGTCGGAACTGAAGTACACGGCCGAGCTGACGTACTACAAGGCCGAGATCGACGGCGCGGTGATCTGCGAGATCGACGTGCTCAACATGATCCGCATCATCGACGGCGTCGACCAGCTCGCCGATGTGCGCAAGGCGCTCGGCATGTAAGTGCGGTGGCCGGCGGCGGAGCCGGCAAAGTAACTTTTTGATAACCCGAGGGGCGGCCCGTTGACCGCCCCTTTGTCATTTCTGAGGTGCTGAATGGAAACCGTGAAGATCACGCTCAAGTATCCCGTCTCGTTCGACGGTGTCGTGCGCAACGAGCTGGTGATGCGCCGCCCGAAGGTGCGCGACATGCGTACCGCGAGCAAGCAGGCGCAGGGCGACGACGAGCTGCGCGAGATCGTGCTGTTCGCGACGCTCGCCGAGGTCGCTCCCGACGATATCGAAGCAATGGACATGGTCGATTACGACGCCATGCAGCGTGCGTACGAATCCTTTCGATCCGTTCGTCCGGCTCCCAATCGAGACGGTAAAGGCGCTGGCTCGACGGATGATGAAGGAGTACGGAGCGCAGCCGCAGTCGGTTGAAGACATGACGATCGACGAATTGTTGTGGTGGCTGACGGATTGAGCGAGGACAGACATGGCACGCGATATTGCACTTGGCATCGTCATCGGCGGTGCGGTGTCGGCAACGCTCGGTAAGGCGTTTGCCGATACGAATTCGAAGATCGTCGGGCTGCGCAAGACTGCGAGCGAGCGCGGCATGTGGCAGCGGCAGATCGGCGAGACGATCAAGCTGCAGGAGGAGTTCCGCCGTCTGCATCTTGCCGGCGATAGCGCGGCTGACGGGATCCGGCGCAAGCTGGACAACAATGTCCGTGCGCTGCGTGACGCGGGTTTCGAGGTTGACCGGCTTGATCGCGCGTATGCCCGGCTCGGCCGGACGGTGCGCGGACTGGAGCTGAAGGCCGCCGGTCATGAGCGTCTGACGGCGGGCCGCGAAGGCATGCGCAGCGCGGCTGGTGATGCGGTGAAGCTCGGTGCGGCCATCGCCGTGCCGACCGCTGTATCGGCGCAGTATCAGGCAATCATCCGGGACATTGCCATCAAGGCCGGCATCGCGCGCACCGAGCAGGAGCGCACGATGTCCGAGCGCATCCGTCGCGACGCGCTGTCGAACGGTATGGGGCGCAACGAGCTGGCCGACGCCGTCAACCAGATGGTCGCGGCCGGGATGGACGTCGACCGGGCGCTGAACTTCGGCCCGGCCGTCGCGAAATTCTCGGTGGGTCAGGGGGCGTCGAGTGTCGAGACGGCGCAGATGATTCAGGCGCTGCAGCAGAACGCCAACATCGCGGATCCCAAGGCGATGATGAAAGCGCTGGAGGCCATCGCGTATCTCGGCAAGGAGGGCTCGTTCGAGTCCGTCGACATGGCGCGGTGGTTCCCGGTGCTGCTTGCCGAAATGAAGAAGATCGGCATCACGGGGCAGGACTCCGTGACGCAGCTCGGCGCGATGCTGCAGGTTCAGATGAAGACCGCCGGAAACGCCGACGAGGCGGCGAACAACCTCAAGAACTGGTTCTCGAAGATCGGTTCTGGCGAGACCGAGCGCAACTACAAGAAGGCCGGCGTCGATTACGAAGGGAAGATGAAGGAGGCGATCGGCAAGGGCTGGTCGACGCTGGAGGCGTCGTTCGTTCTCGCTCGGGCGTACATCGAGCGCGTCGACCCGAAGAAGGCTGCGCAGCTCGCGGCGGTGGCGAAGCAGCTCAACAGCGAGCTGGATCCCGCCAAGCGTCAGGCGCAGATGCGAGCCTTCGAGGACACGATGAAGACCGGCGACCTGTTCAACGACATGCAGGTCAAAGCGGCGCTGACGGCCTACATGCAGAACGCCGATCTGTATCAGAAGCTCAAGCGCAACGCAGCGGACGCCAATGGCGAGATCGACAAGGATCTCGCCGATCGCCGCGCAACGTCGAAGCAGATCTGGAGCGAGGTTGTCCAGCAGTGGGACGACGCGATGCGCAGTATCGGCGATGCGCTGCGACCCGTGACCGATCTCGCCAGCAAGGTCGCGAAACGGACCGGCGAAACGGTGCAGCGCGCGTCCGACGCTGCACCCGGCGCGACGGCGGCAGTCGTCGGCGTTATTGGCACGGCGATCGCCGTTCGCGGCGCACGTGCCGCATGGAGCATGGGACGCGGGGTGCTCGACATTCTGCGCGGTGGTTGGATGGCGCGACGCGGTGGCGGTGGAGCGGCCGGGGGCGGTGCCGCCGGAGGGCGCGTTGGTAAGGCACTCGACGCGTTGAGCGGTGCTGCCGGAGGCGTGCAGCGCGTATTCGTCGTCAACCTGCCGGGTAGCGGTCTTGGCGGCGTTGCCGGGGCCGCAGGTGACTTGCTCGGCGATCTGGCCGGTGGCGGCTCCAGCGGCGGCCGTGTTCCGCGCGGTCGTCTCGGTCGTGTCATCGGTGCGTTTCGGACGGTCGCAGGCCGTTTCGCCCCCTACGCCGGGAAGCTGGCCGTCGCCGGCAGCGTTCTGAAAATCGCATTTGCGGCGAAGGACGCGTATGCGGTCGCGCGCAGCGATCAGCCGACCGCGCGGAAGGCGGAAGGGTACGCGAGCATCGGTGGGTCGCTTGCCGGGGGCGTCGTCGGGGCGAAGCTCGGTGCCGGTATCGGCATGCTCGGCGGCCCGATCGGTGCGGCCATCGGTGGCGTGCTCGGCGGTGCGGTCGGTACGTTTGCCGGTGGAAAGTTACTTGGGGCGATGGCGCGGTGGGCGACGGGTTCGAAGGACGGCGACAGCGACGCGGCGAAGGCGGCCGCGAAGGTGGCGGCCGGCCCGGACTCGCCGCAGTCGCGACCGTTCAAGGTCGAGCAGCAAAACTCGTTTGCGCCGGTGTTCCACATCAAGGTCGAGGGCGGCACGGACGCGGAGATCGCCGACAAGCTGCTCGCGCGCATCAATCCGCTGATCCAGCGAACCATGAGCGAGTCAATGGACAAGAGCAACCGGTCGGCGATGTTCGATGCGCCGCATCTGTAAGGGGACGGGATGGACTTCATTTCGAGTGTGACGCAGGCGGCAACGCAGGCGAGCATCGCGTCCGAACGCGTGCGGCACGTAGTGCGCGTGTTCGATCGGAATCGCAGCGCGAGCCAGAACACGGTCGACACGCTGACGAAGCTCGCGACGGGGAACCTCACGTCGGCCGCCGACCTGTTGCGCGGCGCGACGAGCATGCTGTCTGTAGCCGGCGACCTCAGTCCGCAGATCGGCACGGTGATGCGCAGTTTTGCAGCGACCGGCGCTGCCGTCAGCGGCATCGTGAAGATGATCGGCGGGGTCAATCACCCGTTGATCCAGTCGGCCGCGCAGTCGGTCATGGGCGCGTTGGGCGACACGAAAACACGGTTCACCGCGTTGGTCGGCGAGCAGACGGCGGGCGCATTGCAGTCGTTCGCGCAGACGACCGGCCTCAGCTCCGTCCTTTCCGGCCTGTTCGACAGTGCGACGTCTTCTACCCCTCATCTGCTGACGCTATCAACAGATGACGGGGACGCGTTCCACTTCGGACTGTCGACGGCGGCGTTCGACAAGCTGCGGCGCTCGACGCGCTTCAAGATCGCATCGCAGGAACGGCTGAATCGCGAGGAGGCGCAGCAGCCAGTGAGTCAGGGCGGCGACACGATCACGCTGTCGGGCGTCGTGTTTCCATCGCTCGGTGCCGGCTTCCGTCAGCTGGAGACGCTGCGCGCGATCGGTGCGAAGTTGAAGCCGGTGCAACTGACGGCCGGCACGGGCGACGTGCTCGGGCGCTGGTATCTGCACAGCGTCGACGAAGAGCAGGAGGCGCTGATGTCTGACGGTGCGCCGCGCAAGCAAACCTACACCCTGGAGTTCGGCCGCTATGGCGAAGACTTTGCGAACCTCTGACGGGGACATTCTCGACACGCTCTGCTATGCCCATTACTGGACGTTGAAGGGCACGGTCGAGGCCGTGTACGAAGCTAATCCGGGCCTTGCGCGGGAGCCGCAGCCGTTTCGTTCCGGCGTCTTGATCACGATGCCGGATCTCGACACGCCGCGCGACGAACCGATTCAGCTTTGGTCGTGAGGGAGGTTCAATGCGGGCAATTTTTCAAGTGGTCGCGAACGGGGCCGACATCACGCGCGTGATTCAGGATCGCGTGCTGCGGATCCAGACAACCGACAAGCCGGGCCTCGAAGCGGACGAATGCGAGATTGAGCTGGACGACCGGGACGGCAAGGTCCGATTTCCGCCGAAAGGCGCGACGTTGAAGATCTCGCTCGGATGGGAGGGGCAAGGGCTGTCGATGCTCGGCGAGTATGCCGTCGACGAGATCGTGCTGCGCGGACCGCCGGCGACGATCATCATCCGCGGCCGACCGTCCAACATGCGCGCGACGTCGAAGACGCAGCGCAATGGCAGCTGGACGAACGTGAAGCTGGCCGACATCGTCGGCGACGTCGCTCGGCGCAACAAATGGGTGGCTGCGTGTTCGGTCGACGCTGCTGTGCCGCGTGCCGACCAGTTTGGCGAGAGCGACCTGCATTTCATCACGCGTATCGCGCGGCAGTACGGTGCAACAGCGACGGTGAAGGCGGGCAAGCTGATCGTCGGGCCGATCGGCGGCGGCAAGAGCGCAAGCGGCAAACCGCTGCCGGTCATCACGTTGACGCCGAGCGATCTGACGGACTACGAGATCTCGTTTCCTGATCGTGCCAGCTTTGTTGCAGTCCGGACGAAGGTGCACGACAAGAAGACGGGGAAGAAGATCGACCTCACGATTCCGAATCCGGATGCCCCGCCGGGCGCCGCCGCTGTCCATACCGAGCGCCATGCCTTCGCCAATCCAGAGGCCGCCAAGGCCGGCGCGAAGTCGCGTCTCGAGAAGCTGAACCGGCACACCGCGCGCAGTGTGCTGCGGATGAAGGGACGCACGGACATATCGGCCGAGAAGACCGTGAAGCTGGCGGGGTTCAAGCAGGAGGCCGACGGCGACTTTCTGGTCGATTCCGTCCGGCATACCTATGCCGGCAACGGTTGGGATACGTCGGTGGAGCTGAACGCCGGCAACAAGGGCAAGGCGAAGGTCGGCCATCGCAAGAAGCCGACGAAGAAGGTCGATCTGGTCGTACCGTCGCCGCCGAAGTAACACGCGCGTGCATCAATTTCTGGCAGCCGCCTCGAGGCAACTCGGGCGGCTTTTTTATTTTCAGCGGGGGTTTGATGGGTGATGAAAAGCAGGAGGGGCTGGCCGTCCAGATCGCGACGTTGACGCAGCAGATGCGTGCCGTCGCGGCGAGTGTCGAGGACATCAAGCGATCGGTACAGCCGTTCGCGGATCTCGACCGGCGGCTCGCGGAGATGGCAGTGCGAGCGGAGACGACGCGAGAGGACATCGGACTGCTGTGGAGCCGTTCGCGGGCGGAAGAGCGTGCTCGCGCCGAACTGGCCGACGAGATCGCCGACGTCGATCGCAAGGTCGACGCGATGAAGAACAAGGCAACGGGCGCGATGTGGGTGCTCGGTGTGTGTCTCGGTGTGGTTCAGACATTTCTGGTCGGTTCGATCGTCTGGGTGTTCACGCACATCAACGAGGGTGATGCGCTCAACCGTCTGCAGCAGCAGCGCATCGATTTACTGGAACAGGCACAGAGCCGGGGAGGGAAGCAATGAACGTAACTGCGAAGATCGACGCGCTGATCGGGCGCGAAGGCGGATTCTCGAACGATCCGAACGATCGAGGCAATTGGTATCTCGGGAAGCTCGAAGGAACCATGTGGGGTGTGACGGCCGCCGAAGCGCGCGCGTACGGATACACGGGGCCGATGAGCGACATGCCGCGTACGGCGGCCGTTGCGATCTACGAGTCGCGTTACTGGCGACGACCGAAGTTCGATCAGGTCGACGGGATCTCGTCGACGCTCGCGGAGAAGCTGTTCGACATCGGCGTGAACACGGGGCCGCCGACCGGCGTCAAGTTCATGCAGCGGGCGCTGAACGTCCTGAACCAGAACGGAAAGACATTCCCGGACATCGCGGTCGACGGTGGCATCGGCCCGATGACGATCACGGCGCTGAAGGCGTTCCTGCAGCAACGCGGGGCGGACGGCCATCGTGTGCTGTACGGCATGATCGCCGCGCAGCAGTCGGTGTTCTATATCGAGACAGCCGAGCGCAGGCCGGAGAACGAGAAGTTCGAGTACGGCTGGCAACTCAACCGCGCACTGGGGGTATGACGATGCTGGACATTCTGAAGACTGTTGCGCCCTGGCTGGTCACGGCGCTGACCGGTGGTGTGCCGGGTATCGCGGCGATGGCCGCGTCGACGATCGCGGACAAGCTCGGCTTCGGTGACGGTTCGGTGGACGCCGTGAAGGCGGCACTGGCCGGCCAGTCGGTGACGCCCGAGCAGCTGCTCGCGCTGAAGCAGGCCGATGCAGACTTCGAGCTGAAGATGCGGCAGGCCGGCTTTTCTCACGCCGAGAGCATGGCGGGCATTCAGGTGCAGGCCGACAAGGTCGCGGCCGACGATCGCGCGAGCGCTCGTCAATACGCGACGGCGGAGCACGACCACACGGCGCGCAACCTCGCCTACATGTACACGGTGGCGTTGTTCGTCGTGATCGGGCTGGAGTTCTATCTGGCGATCGGCGACATCAAGATGCCCGACGTCGTGAAGAGCACGCTCGACACGCTGCTCGGTGTGCTGATCACGATGGTGATCGGTTCGAAGGAATACTTCTTCGGGTCGTCGTCGCGGGCGGACAAGCAGGCGGACCGCATCACCCAGTTCGCCGTGTCGCCGGATATCACGGTCACGGGCGGGCCGATCGATACGAAGATGATCGCGTCGGTTCCGATCGAGCATCGGACGCCGTGA